AATGATAGATTTCGGAATCGGCTCGGCAAAGTCAGCGGTATTTTTTACCGCACTTTTATCCGTCGGCTGAACCACAATGTCGCCTTCTTCAAAGCCATAGGTGCGCATTAAGTATTTTTCGGTAAACTGCACGCCCAAGCCCACCAGTAAACCGTCACGTTCCGCTTGGAGTTTGTCAATGCTTTCCTGTTCGTACAAATCAAAGGTCGGCAAGGTTTCCACACTGAAATTCAGCTCGCAAATCCACGCCAATAATTGATTGAATACTCCTTCCACAAGGCTTGCGTCGTCATCGCGAATGTCGAGTGTCACTTCTAAGCCTGCCGTTGCGCTGGCGCGGTTGGCCTCAGCTTCGGTTGTTTGGTTTTGCCCCAATAACGCAATGGCGATTTCAGACTTGCAGTAACGCAAGAAATCATCAAATACTTGGGATGAACCGCTTTTGCTTGCGCTTTCTAGCATATCAATGGAACTGTCATCAGGGATTGCCGCCACCGCCGTGCCAAGCATTTCTTCCATACTGTCTAGCAGCTCATCCACTTCATGAGATTGCGCTTGGCGAGGGTGTTTACCTACCAGCCAAGGCGAGCCGTATTTTTCCATAAATTCGAGCCAAAATTTAAAGCCACCTTTTTTGAACGTTGCCGCCCAGAAACACATTGCTAAATCCGCGCGTCCGTATGGGTTCATGTAGTCCGCTTGTTGGGTAGCAAGCAGGAATTTTTTCTCCGGCACAAGGTCGCCGTTGCGGTTGTCTTTGGTACGTAGCATTAAACGGTTTTCTTCATCGAATACAAACCATTCTTGCGGTTTTCCCACAACGGCAACAGGCAATAATAAGCCGTCTTGGTTTTCCCACATGACTTCCAAGGCTTGGTAGCCGAATAAAGTGGCATCTAAAATTTGGTTGATGATTTGGCTCACCGGCAAGCGGTCGAAAAGTGCGGTCAAAATCTCGTCCGTTTTTTCGTTACCGGTTGGGGTAATGCGCCATTCAAGCCCTTTGATTGCCGCCTTACGTCTGCGTACACAACCACCCACGTGGCTATCGGATAGGATTTCGCGGTAAGCCGAAATGTCTTTGCCCATTTTTTTCAAAACAGGATCAGGGTTAGGCAAATAGTGCATAAACGACCAGAAGTCGATAGCTTTGGCACGGGTGGCGATGACGGTGACTAAATCTTGTTTTTGGGTTGTCATTAGTTATATCCTTGCGTTAATGCCCGGCTGGCTCTTGGTTTGCGGCTGTGGGCTACCACAGGCTGCATCACTGCTTCCACTGCTGATGTTAAAGCCAAGAAACACGCCCACGTACGGTCGGCGTGTCCGTTGCTGTCACTTTCGGCAGTAAAGCGCGGCTGACCATTTGAACCGGTCACTTTTTTGAGTTTGTGCAAATCTTCGCGCAAATCGCTGTTGCCTTGCGGAATGCGAATCTTGCGGTCTTCAAAGGCAGTTTTACCAATGGTTGCCATTTTGAGTTTAGTGGAGACATTAAAGAGCGTGCCCTGAATACGCTTGCCGTGTTCATACTGAGCGTCTTCTACCATTTTTTCGCCCATCCCGGTTTGGTCGAGGTTTCCGCCTACTACGTGATATTGTTTCATCACTCGGTTGAGTTCTTCCAACTGCTCGCGCAATGGCACGCGTTTGAGTGTAATTAGCTCACGCGTCCAATAAATATCGCCGACCAACTCCAACACCCAAATGACAGTTAAGTCGCCACGCGCGGCAATATCCATTCCCACAAAACAGGAACCACCTTGATAGAGTTCGGGTTTGCCTGCGTCGGGGTGTTCCACAGCGTCAATAAGATCATAAGAAAGCCAAGCACTTGCTTCGTCTAACCATTTGAGTTCGAACTCTTGTGCCCATGCATCTTCATCATTCAAGCCGCGACGGAGTTGGTCAATGTCACGTGGTAAGCCGTCCGCTACCGCTTGATAAATATCAACGGTATGGCGTGACCATTCAGTGTTGTCTACGTCCGTCATCAATTCATAAAACTTGTTGCCTTTGCCGTTTGGCGTGGAAACTACGCGGAGCTTCCAACCTGCGGAGATAACAGGAAACAGTGCTTTCCAGATTTCACGGCTGTCGGCGTGGAAGGCGAACTCGTCAAGAAATACATTGGCAGAAAAGCCCCGCGCGGTGTCGGGATTGGCAGGCAGTGCGGTGATTTTGGAACCATTAGGGAAGACCACTTCAAGGGCGTTAATGGTGGTGTCATCTTTAAAAGGCACTTCAAGCACTTCGCAGACCATGCCCAAGGCTTCAAGGTGGCGTTTTACACCCTCGTTCATGGCTTCTTTTGCTTGGCGTTCACCGCGAGATAAAATCACCCAGCGAGTGCGTTCACCTTTAGCCTCTGCGTCTAAACAATCCAGCACAATTTCAAACGTGGTCGTAAATGTTTTCCCTGTTTGTCGGGCAAACATCGCCACTTTGAATCGGCTTTTATCATTCAGCCAACGCTTTTGATAGTCATAAAGAACGGTATTATTCGATGCCATAAACTGCTTTTACCATTTGTTGAACATCTGCCAAACTAACACCCTGTTGCTTACAGGCTTCTTCCACGGCTTCCGCCGCGCGTTTAATGGTTTCTTGGCGAATAGCTTGTTCACGCTTGAAACTTAAACTTTCCGCCTGCTCCAACCGCTGAATCGCGGGGGATAACAACGCCAAATCCTTCGGTTCTGCCTTGCCGTTTTCACTCATGCCGATAGAGGTTTCAAAGGCAAGATTCTTCACGATTTCCATGAGCAGTTTGCCAATATCGCTTTGTGGTGCCTCGCCGAATTGCTTCGTCCAAATCTCAGCGACTTCACGCGCATTGCGAATTTTGCTCGCCATTTGTTCCATGCGGCTGGCGTAACGGTTAAGACCTGTTCGGCTTAATTGATAGCTGTCATCTAACCCACAATCACGGATCAGGTCATTAATCTCTTCAAGGATTTGCGCTTGGGAAAGGTGCTTGTCGCGCAACATCATTGCCAATTGGGTTTTGATATTCGGTGGCAATAAGTCCACTTTGCTTGCACGGCCACGTGTGCTTTTATCGGTCATTTAAACCTCCTTTAAACCGGGTTTAAATTTTTGGATTTGGCTTTTTCACGCCGTCCACAAAAGCGCGACCTTGCGCCACATCCAACCCACGCTGTGTGATAGTAGCCACGAAGAAATCTTTGCCGTTGTTGTTTAAACGTGTCAGCGTAATCAAGCCTTGCTCTTCAAGCCATAACAGGTGATTACGCACCAAGTCACGGCTAATATCGTGACCGTACATATCCAAACAATCGTTTAAAATGCTTTCATTGGCATCGTAACCGCACTCTTCAAGAGAGCGCAGAATTACTAATCGTTGATCCTTGGTGAAAATATCTTGGCACATCATTCCTTATTTACCTCTTTTTCAATTAATAACTTCACTTGATGGTTAAGGCTACCAATGTTGGTATTTAAAACGTCGGTTTTACCTTTCATTTCCGTCATTAATAAACGCAAATCGGCCACTTCTTTTGAGGTTGGCAGATGACGCAATTCGCCTTTCACTTCCGACAGGCTTTTTTCATTAGTTTCAATTGCCTTACGTAAATCGGCTACATCGGATTTGCGAGCGTATTTGCTGTCCATCGTCAGCCAAAAATACGTCCACACAGCACCGCCAACCGTCACTACAATCGCCCAGTGCCGCTGAATAAAATCAAGTGCTTCAAGCATTATTTAGGTTCCTTTTTTTGGCAGATTTTTTCATAGGTCAAATTATGATTAAGCACCTGCCGCTTAGTTTCTTCGGTGTCTTTACGGCTTGGATAAATAAGACCGAATGCTGAACATCCGCTAGTCTTCACGGAAATAACCTTTTGACTGCAACTGCTCATCAACAGACTTGCCAGACAAAGTGCGGTTAGTTTCAGTAATGTTTTTTGCAGTATTTGCATTTTCTAACTCCTGGGCGACTGCAGCCGCTTCACGTTTTACGGATTCGATCTCTTCTTGCTGTTTGCGAATTTTTGCCGCTTGTACACGACCATGGATAAACACGCCAGCCAAAACGG